TTTCATGAGAGGAGAAGTTTAGCCTCATCTTCGGTAATACCCAAACGCTCCAAAAGTGCAGCTTTAGCGTTAGCTTTAAGTGTTTCTTGCTCTAATTTCCAAGCGTCGACTTTAGCGAAACCTGCTTCAAAAGCTGCTTTTGTTATAGGCTTAGCTTCTATAAATGTAATGCTTTCAAAATCGTCACCAGAAATAGCCCACCCACCCTTTGGGATAAGCATTGTAAGAACTTCTGCGCCTGTTGCCATGTTATGCACCTATTTCCATAAGAGTAATTGTAGAAGTTCCGCCGTTTGCTTGAACTGCTAAACTGAAGCCACCTAAATCTGTAGCTAATTGTGTTTTATAGGTTACAGCTGAGGTTGTCGCTGGAGAATCGAGATAAGTTGTAGACGCTGAACCAGCATTAATTTCAACGGTTCCACCATTGTAACCAAGATATTTTTCAAAAGTTATAATGGATGTCGAATTACGCAATAAACGCAATTGTAAAGCGCCGTTTGTGCCTGAATTTCTATGACATCCGACTTGATTAACAAATACTAGAATTTTAGATGTTGCCGAAGTTGGCGTAATTGTTGCGGTTAATCCAGTATCGGCGAAGGTGGTTGAAGTTGTCGACGTTTGCGTAGAGTACTGAGCATTTACGACCTGTAACACTTTTCCACCACCTGCTGGTGCTGCCCATTTTAAGCCTGTAGCCGCCGTAGAGTCTGCGGTTAAAACTTGGCCGTTTGTGCCTACTGCAAGGCGGGCTGGAGTATCTGCCGCTGTAGCGGAAATAAGATCGCCCTTGGCGTCTAAAATTGTAAGTGGATCAACAGCTACCCAGCTAAAATCTAAATCTGTTCCAGAAGCCTTAGCTAAGACTTGTCCAGTAGTTCCGCCTTTAAGGTCTACTAGTGCTGTATCGATATCTTGTCCTAGTGCAGCGATAGCGGTCGCGCCATCCTTTACCAGGTCTGTAGACTGGGGAATGTCCCAGCCAAAATTGGTTGTTGTTGTTGCCATTAGGCTACGACTCCTATCGCGTCTATCCAGGTTAAGGTATTGGAAAGGGTATTCCAAGTTTCCGCTGCGTTTACTTGCTCCCATTTTACCGCAACTTGGGAGAAGTTTACGGGAGAAGCGTTAAACGTTAGCGAAAGATCATTAAATGAGGCTCGGAAGGTCCAGCCTTCGATATAGCCTTGAAAGCTGCCGTCATTAATATTATTAGGTAAATTTTGGATCCAGACGGGCATACCCATAAATACATTAATAAGCGCGTCTCGGTCCGTATCGTCTATTTCAGGGTTTCCCAGCGGGAAGGTAATCGACTCAAACTTAGCCGAAGGAAACGATCTCAGAGCTATATAGCGATCTGCCACCGCTTCCGCGTCTACGGCCTTATCGATATTAGAAGTAAAACTCTGGGCCTGTAGGCCGAATAAAGACTGGCTCTGGAGATCTTCGGCTGTGTAGCTTGAAGAAGCGTTAGCACCGTAGGCGATAGTGTATTTATTTCGAATATCGCCAGATTTAACCGTGGTCGAAATTCCACTAGCTAGTGCGTGCCCCGCGTCCAGTTCGACGTAGCCATTAGCGGCTAGGTAATCTTGCCTATGGGTGCTATCCGCGTAGCCGATACGACCTTGGGCGTCTTCATAGATATAACCTAGAGCCGAAGTAGCGATCTGGTTAACCAGGCTATAAATGTCTGTAGAGCTTGCGTTACGGGCGATCATTTCGTAATCACCTGGACGGTCAATATCTCCTAGGCCAATATTTACCGCGTTTGCCCAAGTCTCGGTAGGGTTATAAGTAACCCAAGTCTGAGCGGCTGGTACTTCGTTCCATTGGCCTAAAAGGTATCCGCTAAGCAAGGTATAAATCTGGTCGCCGTCATAGTCCTTAGATAAGACTCCAGGATCAATAAATTTAGGAAGCTTAGATAAGGCTCCTAAGGCCACGATAGTTAAAAGGGTGGTCGATCCCAGCGCGCCAGCATTATTAACCGAAGTTCCATAGTCTGTAATGTATCCGCCGAAGATAGGGATAAAAGTCCCGCTAGAGTTCTTTACCTCGACGGTTAGCCCTGTACCTACGTTAAATGGGTAAGATTGATTATTAAAGTTAATCAACTGCACCTGGCAATAGCCCGCGACGGGCTGTGAGTAAATGTCGGTACGGCCAGAAGTGATCGTGAGGTTTGCTAGTGTGACGTCCGTTACTACTGTACCGTTAATCTTTACTAGATATTCAGGCGTCCAGGCGGTCATGTATTAAAGGCCAAACTTCCTAGAGTCCCTCTAGCTGAGGATCCGTTAAGAATAGAAACTATCTGGCGGGCTGTTGATTCTGGGTCGATCGCTCCATTAACTGTTAGGTTAATCGTAGAGCCGCCGTTACCGCCGCCCATGTTTAGCCCCTTGTTAGTTCCGCCGTTAGGGACGATTAAGCCGCTGGTATTAGGGACGAATAATTCTGGTCCCTTTTCGCCTACTACATAAGCCGTACCAGAAGATACTGGACCCCCCGCAGCTCGACCCCCGCCGAATACTGCGTCGATCGCTCCGCCTATAGCCTGAGTAACTGGGTTATTTCGAATGAAATTAACCATGGCTTTAATAGCGTTAAAGGCTGTATTTACCACGTTTACTAGGTTAGCGAAAAGGTCGATTACGATCCCTACAGCCGTTCCTAGGGTGTTAAATGCTGCACCCAGGATTTTACCTACTACTGGGGCGTAAACGTCTCTTACGAACGTTGCAACGGCTTTAAATAGCGTAAATAGTGGCGCGAGCTTATCCGCGTTCTCCTGAATCTTTAAAGTTACCTTTTCGAAAGCTGAGCGCAAACCATTAATAATTGGGGTTAGGAAAGTGCTAATAGCTGGAATTACGAACTCTGTTATAAAGCTCCAGATATCTTTAAAAGTAGGGATAACATAATCTCGAATATAACCTGTAAGCGCTTCGAAGATAGGCGTAAGCTTAGGGCCTAGCTCTTCTGATAGTTTTTGAACGGCGGGTATAACGCTATTAACGAACCCGCTTACCATCGGAGTAATAGCGTCCAGAACGAAAGATCCTACGGTTTCTTTACCTTCTGAAAAAGCGACTTTTAGACGGTCCATCTTACCTGCGAAAGTATCGGCTTTTTCTGCCGCCTGTCCGCCGAAGGTTTCCGCTAGTTTAGCCGTGATCTGCTCCATAGACATAGTTTTAAGTTCGGCGGCCGTAAGTCCTACACCTAGCTTACCTAGTGAGGCCGTAGAACCGTCTAAGCCTTTACCTAAAGCGTTCGTAACGGCTTCTAATGACTTACCGCTACCTGCTGCAATATCTAGCGCGAGCTGCTGAAGTTTAAGGGCTTCCTCTGAGTCCTGTGTACTTCTGAGTAACCTCTCGAAACTTGGGCGTAGTTCATCGTCTGTAACGCCCGTTAAAAGGGACGTCTTAGTAATCTGCGACTCGATAGCCGCGATCTGGGCTTCTGTAGCGCCCGTTACGTTCTCCATCGTAGTAGCCAATTTAGCCTGGGCTGCTTCGTCCTCGATCGCAGCCTTTACGCCATCGACCAATAGTTTTCCAGCATAGGCAGCGGCAGCGACTCCAGCGGCAGCAAAAGCGGCTCCCGCTACTTTACCGAACTTAGTTACTTTGTCCCCAAAAGTCGAGACGTCTTTATCTGCTGATTTTACGCCCTTAGTAAAGTTATCAACGTCTGCAAGGAGTTTAAGGGTTAAGGCTCTACTAGTACCAGCCATGTTTTACCACTCCTTTAAAATCTTTTCGAAAGCCTGAGTCCATCTAGCGACGATTTCGGGCTGGATCTTTCTAAGGGTTGGATAAATAAACCAGCCTCTAGAACCTCTGCCTTCACGTCCTGACCAAACGGGAAACTGCTTAAACTTGTTCGAACCGAACTCCGTACCGCCCCAGATATCCTTGGTAGTAGCTCCACCTGAGAATTTCTGAGAAGCGAAACCATAAGTAATTTCGCCTATCTTAGAAGACTTCTTCACCCTAGATCCCTGGGCGATCCTGCTCGAAACCTTGTTATTTTTAAGACTTTGCGAGGACGAGATAACTTCCGCTCTAGCGTATTCTGCTAGGGCTCCAGATTGGCGTTTAGCCTCTTCTGTAGCTTCCTCGTCCATCGCCTTTAAAGCCGCGAAGACTTTTCGAAGTTCGGTTTGATCGAAGCCGATTTTTTCGTTAGCCACGATTCCTCTCTTCTAAAATCTCTATAGCGGTTAAAATGTCTTCGGCTGTTCTCCACTCGGATACAGGTATCTGAGTAGCTATCGCCAGTTCTACCAGGAGACGGCTTACGCTTCCCCTGGGGTGACTTTTGGGTCTTCTGCACCTACTTCTAGATCTAGGACTGACTCCATCCAGATATCTAGAGACTTAGTAGGCTTACCGCCAGCTTCTCTTTTCATAGCGCTATGAGCTACGAATAGAATGTCGTACATCCCGCCGAACTGAGAGATAACCTTTTTAGTGGCCATCTCCCAGCGGGCGTAATCTGGCGGACGAACCATGAAGGTATCTTCCGTCCCATCGATATATTTAATTGTTATGTTCTGTTGCATTTTACTCCCGTTTCTATTTTTTAGCTAAAGGTTTCGACTACTTCGCCCTTAGCGATCTTGAAGGTAAAGTCTACAGTCTGAGCGTCTGTTCCTGCTCCACCTGCTGTTGGATATTCTGGAAGAATTGGGAAAACGAACTGTGCGCCTGTAGCTGCTGTCATTGTTACAGAGATTGTTGTATCTGGAGCTTCTGCCGCTGCCCATAGAGCCTCGCATACTGAACCAGTCTTACCCCAGTCTGCAAGCATTGAAAGCGCGAATGTGCCTTCTACGTTTACAGTCTTATAAGCTTCGCCGTCTAGAGTTTGGTAGGTCTCGCGTACGTTTGTCTTTGTGAGTACTGCGCTTGTAGCCTGGGCTTCGACATCTGTTCCACCTGTGAAAGATAGAGAAACGTCGCGACCTGTGATTACTGTGGTTGCCATTGTTTTTCCTTTAGTTTGTTTGCGTGTAGTAGGTGGAAACTCTGATATCTGCCACTAATACGTTAGAGGCTGCGACCTGAGTTACCGTAGGTTTTTCTATTGCTCCGATTGTGTACCCGAAAGGGATAACTTTCAGAACGCTAACTACCAACTGTTCTAGATTGTCTAGAGAGGCTGGGTTACTGTTATATGAGACTCCGCATGAAATAACCATATTAATTTTCATGTGCAGAGTACTTTTATTAATTGTTTCCAGTTCGATATAAGGAGAATCTGGAACGATTGCCACGAAAGGAACTATTGGTCCTTCGGGAACGTAAGAATAAACGTTAGCGGTTACGCCTGTAATGGCGGTCGCTAGCGGCTGGCGGACTGTGTCTAAAATCGTACTCATTACTGCGCCATTGTCTCGACGTCTAAATAACTTCCTAGAAGTCCTGAAACTCTGTTAAAAAGTGATCGCCCTAAACGGTAGGGGCTTACGTTTGTGAAGTCGATACCTTCCATCTGTCCGCCTGGGGCGACTCTAGAAGAAAAGATTTCAACTGCTACAGCCAGGACGGCTTGCTCGACTGCTGAATTACCGACATAAGTAGAAGCGCCAGTAAGGGTAGCTGTACCCGCTGGAATAATGTTTTTATATTTAATGTCTGCGTTAGTGATATCGCAGCTAAAAGTATTATCTGTTACGCCAGAATTTACGACGCGAGTCCCGTTAAAGGGTGCGCCGACTCCAGCGATCACTACGCTAGAACCTTCTGTAAATTCATGAATGAGAGTAGTGTGAAAAGTCGCTACGTTATCTGAAAGCTCTACAGCGTCTACTGGAGACGAGAAGGTAGTAAGCATAGGCAAAATTACAGTCTCCGAGGCGTTAATTGCGTCGTCTAAAACTGCGTCTGAATATAAAGCGGAAGAAACGCCTAGTACTGCGCGTAATTCTGAAGCTGTGATAATACTAGGCATTTCTTCCTCTCTAAGTACTGCTGGGGGCGACGATCGGGAGTAACCGCCGCCCCCATGATTAAATTACGCTACGTTTAGCTTACGGAAAGCTGCTGGGTAGCGGTTTACTACTGCGACGTAACCGTAAAGGCCGATTTCGACCTGTCCGTTAGCGACGATATTCGCGCGAAGCTGAATATTTCCGCTCTCGTGGAAGCGCATAGCGTTTGAAGGGTAAACGAGCGCGTGCTTAGCGTTAGCGTCGTCTCCTGTGTAGTTAGGATCTACTACGAGGTCAAGTCCTGCGACTGTGCCTGAAGTCGAGCCCTGAGCAACGAGGCCGTTAGCGTTCTGTGGCGCTGCTGCTGCGTATAGTGGGCGACCTGTTGAATCTACCGCACCGAGAAGACCTGAGAAGTCGATACCGTCTTCTCCGCCTGTGTTAGCTACGAGTAGGCGGTTAGGAGTCATGCGCATAACGCCGAATGAGTCCGCGATACCTAGAGCGATTGCCTTATAGATGGTTGAAGATGAAGACTGTGTAGCGTTTTGTGCTGCGATCTGTGCAGCGTAAGCGTCTGTCTTCTGTGCGTAGCTTGCAGCCAACTCACGGAGATATAGGTCTAGAAAGCTTGGGTCTGAACGGTCGAGAAGCTCGACGTCGATCTTTCCAGCGCCCGCAAACTTAACTACTGTATCTTCCTGGAAAGTTACGGCTGTGTCTGTTGATGAGAACTCTGCGGCTTCTGCTGTTAGAGCTACAGTCGCTTGGGCTCCGAGCTTAGGAGTGAAAATTTTCATCCCAGAAGTCGGTAGGGGTGCGCGCTCGATTGAATCAATAAACGGACGTGAAGAATCGATAACTCCGATTACATCGCGTAGGTATGTAGGTGGGACCATACCTGTATTTTCTGCAACTGTCGCGACCTGAAGGGCTGCGACGAGATCGCGAGCGTCTGAATCGCCGCGTAGAGCTGCGATTTGTGCCTTAGCGAATTGTCCCGCTGTAACGTTTGTGTTTACGCGAGGTGTTGAATAAGCAACAGGCGCGTTAGCGGTTACTGTCGCTTCTGACTTTGAGGCTTCTACCGTTTCGGTAACGGTTGCCTCTGAAACGGTTTCAGACATTAAGTCTTCTCCTTCGGTTTTTACATCCGAG